TTGTCGTCCTCTGTGTTAGCCTTGACGTCATAGTCACCAACGATACGAACTGATTTGAAGTTTCCCTCAACGCTGAGAGGAATGGTGTCTGTGTGTGTGTGTATTCCCTTGAAATCACACTCTGAGTAGTAATGAACACCTGGAGCATTTGGATCTATAACAATTTCCTCATCTTCCTCTGGTTTCTTAACATATTCTCTGATCAGATATATTGTACACAATATCAACAGTGGTATAATCACTACGGATGAGAGATTCTGATTCATAGTTATTATTAGTTTACAAAATTAATTCCAAATCTCTTTGACATAAACTTCCTGACACTATCAAAATCTGGATAGCTCCAAAGATACCACCTTGACCAAAATCCTGCACTATCAATACCAGTGATTTTCCATTCCTCCCTATCACTGGAATTGACACCGAGCATTAAAGTTTGTATTCTTTTTGGATCTCTTTCAGCAATAATACGTTTGGGGATTCTTCCACCATGTCTGAGTACATAGGAACGCATACGGGAAGGTGTTTTATGTTTTGTATAATCTGAGTATCCACGCGCTCCAAAATCTACCGTTCTACCATCCTCGAGTATAGCCCTGAACTTCTTTTTACGATTTGGACTTCTGACAACTTTGACTTGCATGTCTCTTATATTTTACGAGGAATAAAATATAAGTAGAGAGTTTTTTTTACAATGATATATATTTACTTACGGCACGCACCACAGTATCCCTCCTTCTTAGGAGCCTCGGGCCAGAAGAAGAGACGCTCGGGACCACGCTTCACGCGGTACATGTGATCATAGAAGTGGAGGAGACCAATAGCGAGCACGGCAGCGCCGACACCAGCCTTGTTAACCTTACGGTTCATCCAGTAGTGAGCAAGGACGAGACCAACGAGAACGAACTGAACAAGGGTGATGGCGGGAAGATTGGGCATCACAAAGCGACGCTCAACAGTATTGACATCATCAGTGGGTTCGGGAGTGTACTTTTCCATACGCTTTCCGCCGTATCCGGGCATTTTTATTTTATACTAAGAAAATAATGCTGACGGTGATACTTGTACCATTTTTCCTGGTACTTCACGACTACCTAAAATCACCCATAGATAGATTGTACTTTAGGAAACCTTTGAGACCTCTGGTAGGTATGAGAAACACGATGATAGATATCATAAACTGGGGTTCTAAATGTTCAGTCAATGATTATCCTGGACTTTGGTTAGTTAAAGCTCACTTTGATAAGATTAGGGGGGAGTTTAAAGAAGTTTCAAAGACTGCCGAAACACATTTATTTCACGAACTCGATCCTTGGTTTGAAGTGAATCCAAACTATTATTATTATAAAGTGAAAGACTTCCCTATGTTAAACAGTCTCATAAAACAAATACCATGTGTGTGTCACGATACAGCTGTATTTGCTGTTATGGATGCACCTACGTCTATAGCACCACACCGCGCTGAAACAAACCTTTGGCTTCGTTACCATCTCACTGTAGAGGGTGGTGGAGATTGCACACTCTACACAGGGAGGGGAGCACATGAACACATGGAGGGTGAGGACTTTCTTTTTGATCACGCAAAAATACACAGTGTCGCTAAGAAGGGTACACAAAAGAGGGTTGTTCTTATACTGGACATCAAACGTTTCTAAAGATGTTTACGACATGCTGCCCTATACATATCAGTCCCACCTATGAGTTCAAGTTCTTTATTATCAACAATCCTCTTTGTAAAAGGACCCGGAGTTCCATCTTTACAATACATACAGAGAGCCGAAAGTTTAGTTACCTCACAAGCCAGTGGAATACAGTCAATAAGTTCACCAAACTTTCTTTGAAAAGAATCAGCATCAAGACCTGCGAGTATTACTTCTTTACCTTCGTAAAGGCAATACTCTACAAACTTCGTGAGACGTGGGAAAAATTGAGCTTCATCAATAGCTATAATATCCACATCGTCAAAATCGTCAGTGTAAATTAGGTCAAATAGGTCATACACTTTATGACAATTAAACTTCACATTATCATGGGTCTTCAAAACTTCATCAGGGGACCGCGTGTCCTTAGCGGAATTGACGACAAGAACTTTTTTACCAATGACTTTCAAACGCTTAAGTCGTCTGATAAGTTCTGAAGTTTTACCAGAAAACATATTTCCCATAATAATTGACAAACCCATCTCGCTGATTAATATAATATTGTATTTTTTATATGGGTGATCTCCACAGAGCTGTATATAATGGTCACACGGGCTATTACAATCCCAAGACAGGGCGCGTCAGATTTGGGAAATGTGTATATTCTGATATTGCTACAGCTATAAAATATCTCAAGAATAATTAAGATGACCCTCACTGATGCTCAAATTGCTCGAAAAGTTGGGAAACTGCGTAGAACAGAAGGTCAAATCTATGCACCCCTCAAATACTTCAGGGGGCTTGAAACTCTCAAGGAGGTTGAAACTCGTTACAAGAAGATGCTCAAGAGGGACTACACCAAGTTCCGAACAGACGAAGGAAGAAAGACGAAGACTTCCTCCTACACCCAAAAGTTCCGGAAAAGGTATCCAGGTGTTAAGTCGTTGCCAGATATTGCGAAGGCTACTGGCATTCCTCTGAGAACTGTCCAAAAAATCTACAATAGGGGACTCGCTGCGTGGAGAACCGGGCATCGTCCAGGAGCCTCTCCACAAGCGTGGGGGTACGCGAGGGTGCATAGTTTCGCCACTAAGGGGAAGACGTACTACACTGCTGATAAAGATCTTAGATAAATTACATTTTATTAAAAGCTTCTATCATCCGATTGATTCTTATTTTTGCCTGACTGTTCAAGCCTTGATTCATCGCTTTCCTTGCCTCGAACAGTTTTAGCTCCGCATCTGCTATATCCTTAGAAGGGATAGTCATTTTTACGACCATCCAGTTAGGAACTATCATAATTCCCTTTATTTGATGAGTGTCTCTCGTTTTGAAATTAATGAAGAGATGAATTCCGTCACGTGCGCCCACAGCTTCTGCACTTGTGCCCTTATACATTTCGGCGTACCGAACACCATCAAAAATGAATTCTGTCGAAGCACCTTTCTTAATCTCAATATCAGTTCCATCTGGATGTTCAGCATCCTTATACCTTGCGTCGATATACATCCACTCAAGTATTTCGGAAATCTCCGCTTCATAAGCGCATTTTTTTAACAGAACTTTTGAATTCTCAATTTTGTGAATACCCTTCAGAATAGAAGTCCGTAGTTTATCATCACCAACCCAATCATATATTTTGGTGTGCTTGTACGTCAGCTCCATATTACTTAAAAAACTAAGAATATATGGAAGACTTAGGTAGTGATTTTCATAATCAGTCAGCGTCGTCAGATTCAGATTCAGAATTCAACCATTGCTCTTGAGATGGAAAATATCGGTTGTATCCAATATATGACCCAACAATTTCTTCGATCGTGTAATGGGGGAATCTTTTGTAAATCTCCTTTCTATATTTAGGATCAATTTGATAGGGTCCGAACTTACACGTTTTAGGGGACGGTACGCTATCGAGATATTTTTGATCAGGTTTCCATTCTCCGATAATCATTTTACTAAGTAGTAGAGCTATATCTTTATATTTATGAAATCAGAATCCTGATAATACCATACATATAAACCCAACTGAGGCTGATAAGGATCTGATTTAAAGACTTGTAAAGTATCATTATTTTTTTATATCTGCGTTAAATACAAGATGGTTCATTTGGAGCGAATACATGAAGAAATACGCGTTCTAAATATAAAAGACGAAACTTTACTCTCGTATCGTGTTTTTGTAAACTTTTCCAATAGAATGGATTTGTTACATGGAATTGAGTTGGGTGTTTTACCTGATCGTAAGAAGCTTACAGAAGAGGAAGTAGAAGAAAAAAATTACCTTGATACGTATTTCAAAACCCTGAAAGAATTATTTCCCCACTTGTACGAGAAGTGGTACAGAAGATCAATTTAAAGATTATCGTGTACTATACACTATGGATACCAAACAGGTTAGGGATGAGGGTTTGGACAAGTTTTATACTAAACCAGAGATTGTTAAAATGTGCATATCTCGGATAAAAGATTGGAGTGTTTGGGACTTGGTCATAGAGCCAAGTGCGGGTAGTGGTAATTTCTTTGAACAAATACCAAATACAAATAAGTATGGATTGGATATCAAACCGGAATGTGATACTATTCATAAGATGGATTTCTTTGAGTATACTCCACCTATTTCGGGTAAAATGTTAGTCATAGGTAATCCCCCATTCGGTAAGAACTCGACGTTGGCAGTAAAGTTTTTCAACCACGCAGCGCAGTGGGCGGAATGTAT